AGTTTTAGCTTTCAAGAGTTTTCCCAACGTTATGCTGACCCGACAAAAGATCTCAACTTTGTACTTAGAGATGCTAGACTCCAAGATACCAAAAATAGACAAAACAGTATAGAGCTAGATATTCAAAATAATGATGCTGATCGTTTTTTAGCTTATCAGTGGGAGCGTATGCAACAACTTGTTATCAATCAAGCCAAAGATGCATACACATGGGCTATTGAAAGAGGTATTGCCAAAGAGCAAGCTCGTGCTGTATTGCCAGAAGGATTGACCGAAAGTCGGTTGTACATGAATGGCACATTGCGTAGCTGGATTCATTTTATTGAATTACGCAGTGCCAACGGCACACAAAAAGAGCATCAGGAAGTTGCAATTGCTTGTGCAAAAGTCATTGCTGACATCTTCCCAATGACTACTGATCTTATTTAAAAGTCTCTGGAGGAAACAGTTCAATGTGTGCTTTGAACTGTTCTTCTAACCAATCATAATCGTTAATCTTGGCCAGTGCGTCCGGATCATCTTTATAAGTTGTTCCATACCATTGCCCTGCACTAGCACCACCTTTGGAATATTCTCCGAACGGTTCGTCTCCGCCCAAATGTATCCAAGTGTATAATCTATGTTGACTTTCTTCGTTAGATTGTCTACTAGATAATTTTACACATTCTCTAAATGCACTTCGCCATGTGCTTAACGGATCAGTATTAAATTGTGTAATATTACTGACATCAGGTATTACTTTAAACCTGCTACTTATATTAGTAGTCATATCTAAAGTTTTAATATCCAAATTCAATGTTAATTTTGTAGGAAGAAGTTTTACTCCGCCATATCCGTATTCTAAACCATTGACTGGATTAATACTTCGCCAAACATGTACTATATCCTCTTCGCTGGGATCTAATTTAATATCAAATTTAAAACTAGGCAACAGTTTTGCATCAGCATCTACTACATAAAACATATTGGATTTTACTTGTTTGGCTGCTTCTACATGTGCTTGATGTATACCTTTGATACCGTTAACTCTTACAGTACGATTGTACGGAAAGGATGTTACAAGTTCAATATATTTACTTGTGCTTTGAGTTTCGTTGTAACTGATAAATGCAATATCGTACATTATCTTTTCCTAACAATTCGTGGACTGTTGTTAAACACAGTTTTGAAAAATTTACTAGAGTCTTTACATGGATCAAAAAGTTCTAATCCACATTCGTGTTTGAGAGTTTCGCCTAGGCCAGAAATTTCATGCCTTAACATATCATCTGCGACTTTACTGTACTGTGTTTCCCACTGTTCAGTTAACCAATCAAAATCACGTACATTGCTATAATCCCAATCTGTACAATTGGTCAAGTATGCGCCTTCTCTTGCTCCATACATACTCCATAATCCATTAGTTACATCTGCTCCAATATTACACCATACTAGCAGTCTATGATAATTTTGCCACCAAATGGTTTTAAGATCTTTGACTTTGGCACCTTGATCTAAACTCATCTTTACACCTTCTCTAAAACCAGCTCGCCATGCTTGGAACGCACTGGCATTGGTAAAACTTTCTGAATAGTTTTCATTGAATTGATAGTAACGTTCATCAAAACAAAACTCAACAAGACCTTTGGTATCATTAGGATCTGAATTTTCATGTGTGCGCATGTTGTTAACAAACTCAGGTGTCCACATTTTAAGGCCGCCATTGCCGTACATTAAATGATTAACATGTACTTTTCCGCACCAACTGAACACATAGTCTTTGGTCAATCCTAGTTGATCCAAATCTATTTCAACTTCTAAAAATGTAGGGTCAACAATATTGTCACCGTCTACAGTAACAAAGTATTCTGTTTCGCATTTTGCTGCACAGGCTTTATGAGCAGCATCACTGCCCTTAACTCCATGCACACGCTTTGCCCAAGGCACTTTGGCCAATAAGTCTGCGTAGTTTTTTTCAGCATTGGGTTCGTCATAGCTGAGGAAAACAATATCTTGTTCAATTACTTTAATCTTGCTCATTTAATTTCCAAACTTTTAATGAATAATATAAACTTGATAAGTTGGCAGTCAGAGAAATCATGTTAAGATTCTGTTCCCATTTGCTTTCAAATTTAATAATAATTTTATCTTCAACCAATTTTTTAAGGTCTATTTCTATAGATCTTAATAAAAAATTAGGATCTTTTCCCAGTGTAACAAAGAAACTTATTGTACTAATAGGTAACTTGTTATCGTAATATTTTTGTCTAAAATCGTCTGATACAAAAAATACCCAATGCTCGTTATATTGATCCCAGTGTACATAGATATCTGCCAAGTCTCGTTCTTGATCTATCCATACTAAAAATCTATTTTTAAAATTATGTTCTTGGATTATTTTTTTAGAAACTAATCCTGTTGATGCTGTACCGTCCGATTGAATTACAACTCCAATATGGAAGTCGCTAAATTTATCTCTGCCTGTTACTAATCTGTCATATTCGTTAAAATTAACTTCTACAGCATGTGTATAATCTTCATGTCTATAATTGTTGACACTTAGAATTTGATTAGACGATGGATCATAATGTGCATAATATTTTTGTACTATAGGAAAATCTTCTACAATTTTACGTTTACGAGAAAGTTTAGCCATGCAAAGTGCCTTTTAATTTATCAATGATTTCATCTGACAAAAAATCTTTTTCTACATAATGAAATACTTTATGCTGTGGTATATTTGACACAGACAATGTGTTACCAAAATTAGTTAGTACAAAATCTTGCCAGCTGCTTGAATTAATTTTCCAGTTTTGCAAATGAGTTTTCATATGTACAAATTCTAGTGGACTATTAATGTCTAAAACTTGCTCGTGCATACCTGTAATTTCTATTGCTATTGCCGCAGCAAGATCCATGCTTAACCAATTTTGATACTGTTCAGGTGCAAATTTATTCCAGCACCATTCCCAGTTATTACAGACAAATTCTAATACTCGATAAAACTCGTAAGCTGTTTGAGACTTTTTAAAATAGTGTAGTGCGCTATATGGACTAGTCAAATGATTGGCAACAAATGCTTTTCTATGAACACGATCTTCAACAACTTCCATTTTGTAATTACGAATTTTGTTTGTGTATTTTATATCATAGTTACTACAATATGTCCACCAAGCTGATATATCTTCTAACAACAGCATGTCTGTATCTAAAACAATTGTTTCTTCGTAAGGAGTTGCATGATACAATTTCCAACGATTTTCTGCTCGATAGGGTGTTGTTGTTTCAGTATTGCCAAACGGAATAGGAATTATATTATCAAATACTGGTTGATATTCTTCAGGAACAGGATCATCCGTTACTAACGATATATTAGTTGTAGTTTGACTATTACGAATACTTAATGCCAATGCATATGCTTGACGAACATAATCAACGTCTTCAGTGTTTTGCGCTAAAACTAAAAATCCTCTAGACACCTGTGCCTCCGTCGATATATCTGCTAAGGCTAAATTTATTCATTACATGAATATCCATTCCTTGCGTTTTTGCGGCAACATATTCGCCAATGTAATCCTGTTTCTCAAGCAAAAATTGCATTCGATTGTCTTGCATATTAACCAATATGTCTTTGTCCTTAGTGTATGTCATACAACCTGGTAATTCTGTAGCAAAATTACTACCGCCCATGATATGTATAGCAATGCTAAATGCATAGTCGTTTCTAAACAACATAGTATCAATATTATAAAGCATTCTATAATAGTTCCAATTTGTTTTTATATAAGAGACTAGATCAAAAAATGCTTCAGTAGTTTTATTTTTTTCAAATACAAATGCTGTTGCCCAGTAAAAAGGAACACTAAACATATTGATACGTGCAAACTCATCGGTATTGCGCCATTCAGCAAGATCCATATTGTTAGAGTATATTTGTAAATTAGTATCTCTACCAAATGCTGGTTTTAAAATATTACTGTTAATAATATAATCACTATCAATAACTAATGTAGTATTATAAGGTGTCAAATCATATGCTCTGTTACGTGCAAAATTTCTCCACTCTAAAGTTTTAGATGTTAGTGCACCGTCAAAGAAAGGTTTGCGTTGCGCAGATGGTGTATAGTCTACATCTATAATTTGATCAAAAGGATGATCGGGAAAACTTTGTTCCAACCAACCTCTACTATCTGTGATCAAACTCACAGGCAAATCAAGATACTTTTGTGCTTGACGTGCTGAAAATACTGATAGTTTTATATAATCTATATCAGCATTATTTTGAGCAAAAATTACAATGCCTTGGCTCATAGATCCACAATGTCTGCAATTTTGCGTTTAACTTTTATTTCGTTAAACTTGTCAGCATACGTAGATACAGTTTCTAGATATGTTGATACAATACTATTTAGAAAATCTTCCAAATCATCGATCAATACTGGAAAATTATTGCTGTCAACAAGCACAACATTTTCTGTTTTACCCATATCAACTAGTGTTTTTACAAAACTAATTAATTCATAGGTAATTTTAAATGTTGCACCATTGATATAGTGTATCAAATTTTGATTGTATTCTTCTAAAATAATACGTCTTTGATTTGATAATGTAGCCATGTAGTTGGCAACACCAAAGGCTTTTTCGATTCTCTCGTCCATAGATAACTCCGTAGCTAGTATAATATACTACTTTAATTATCTTGTCAATGGGTAGAGGTGATTATTTTATGATAAAGATTTAATAATATCAGCAAGTCTAACATCTTCAGATTTGGTTATATCATCGCAAAACCAAATTGGCATAGTTACACGATTTCCCGATAGAACAGGATTTACGCCATG